CTGCTACTACTGCTTCTATTCCTGCACCTATTGGTGGTTGGAATGGTAGGGATTCTCTTGCTGAGATGCCTCCTACAGATGCAGTACAAATGGTTAACTTTTACCCTACGCCTAGCGATGTGACATTGCGTAAAGGTTATACCCAAGTATCTATTGTTACTACTTCTACTGGCGCTAAAACAATTTCAAGCATTACACACTCAGGTGTGACAGCAACGGTTACAACTGCTACAGCACATGGTTTAATAGATAACGAATATATTTCTGTTTCTGGCGCTACTCCAAGCGACTACAACGGAGTATTTATGATTAAAGTAACAGGTGCATCAACCTTTACTTACACAATGCTTTCTGTACCAGCTACTAATGCTACTGTAGTGGGTGCTTATACTATTAAAATAAATACCCCAATCCATACACTAATGGATTACCCTACTAATAGCGGTTATAAGCTATTTGGGGCGTGTGGAAACACTATTTATGACTGTAAACCTGCTACTGCGGTGTCTTATTTTACAGGTATTACTAGCGATAAACTGCAATTTGTCAACATTACTAATAGCGCAGGGTCATTTTTAGTAGCTTGTAATGGTGTTGACCCTGTAATGGTCTTTAATGGTACTTCTTGGTTTTTTATTGCCACGACAAGTACAGCGCAAACAATTAGCACAATTACCCATGTAGGTAATGTAGCAACATTAACGACTTCTGCGCCACATGGTTTAGTTAGTAACAATTATGTTACTATTTCTGGCGCTACTGAATCAGCTTATAACGGCTCTTATGTCATTACAGTAACAGGCGCAAATACCTTTACTTACACAATGGCAACAACACCTACAGCTAACGCTTCTGTGGTGGGTACTTATACAGTTTTAGGCATTACAGGCGCAGATTCATCAACATTTATCAATGTAAACTTGTTTAAAAATCGCCTATATTTTACGCAAAAAGACACTCTTGCTTGTTGGTTTTTAGATGTAAATTCTATTGCTGGCGCTGCTTCTCCTCTTTATTTCGGTGGAATTGCACGAAATGGTGGTTATTTGCAAGCAATGGGTACTTGGACTTTGGATGCTGGACAAGGAGCAGACGATTATGCAGTATGGATTACCTCAATGGGCGAGGCAATCGTATACAACGGAACAGACCCTACAGACCCTTTAAATTGGGCTTTAAAAGGCGTTTGGCAATTAGGGCAAACTTTTAGTCGTAGGTGCTTCTTTAAATGGGCTGGTGATTTACTTTTACTTACTCAAGATGGTTTAGTGCCTCTTGCTTCTGCGCTTCAATCTAGCCGACTCGACCCAAGAATTAACTTAACAGACAAGATTTTTTACCCTATTAGTCAAGCTGCTACTAATTACTATGCTAATTTCGGTTGGCAAATTAACTACTTTGCTAGTGAAAATATGCTGATTTTGTCTATTCCTACCGATATAGGTATGGAACAGTATGTAATGCACACCATTACTAAAGCATGGGCAAGATTTACAGGTATTCAAGGTTATTGCTGGGAAGTATCAGGCGATGCCGATATGCACTTTGGTAGTGATGGAGTTGTAGGCACTTTGTACTCTTCTTTATCAGATAATGGCGCAAATATTTCTGCAACTGCACAAACAGCTTATTCTTATTTTGAGTCACCAGGTCAATTAAAACGCTTTGTGATGGTAAGACCTATACTTCAATCTACAGGTGGCGTACCAGCCGTTTTATGCGGTTTAAGCGTAGATTTTGACACTCAATCACAGTTAGGCGCAGTTTCGTTTAACCCTGCTACACAATCTGAAGGTATTTGGGATACATCAACTTGGGATGGCAATGTTTGGGGTGGTGGACTTATTACTACTAAAATATGGCAAGGTGTCACAGGAATAGGTTTTAGTGGCTCTATTAACATTAATGTGGCATCAAGAAACATTGAATTACATTGGGCTAGTACCGACTATATTATGGAAAAAGGTGGAGTGATTTGATTCTTATTAATCAGCAAAGTCTTAAAGACTGGGCTATTAAACATAAGATTCCGACTCCACCTGACGCACATTATGTCGGACAGGTATTAAATGATGAAATTAGGGCAGTAGTGGTATTTTGCGGTTTTTATGGTAAATCTTGCATGATTCATGTGGGGTCAGAAGGTGAGCATTGGGCAACTAAAGACTTTCTTAAAAAGGTCTTTGATTATCCGTTTAACACATTGAAATTAAAGGTTATAATTGGCACAGTTGCAGGGAGTAACAAAAAAGCCCTAAGACTAGACCGACACCTTGGTTTCAAAGATGTTGCTTTTATCCCTGATGCACATGACGATGGGGATTTGGTAATTCTAGAAATGCGCCCAGAATATTGTAAATGGGCATAAGGAGATAGTAATGGGTGCAGGTTCGACATTTTCACAAGGCGCTAACGCTAATACAGCTAATCCGTATGCTGGAACAACAAGCCCTTATTTTGGTGCTGCACAAGCTCAAACTTTAGGCAATCTTGCTGGCGCACAACAAGCCACTCAAGCCAATCGTGTAAATCAGAATACTCCTTATGCAAGTTTAAATTACACGCAAGGCGTAGATGCTAATGGCAATCCTACATGGACAGCTAATCAACAATTAGCGCAACCACTTCAACAATCTTTAAATAATATTTCTCAAAATGTAGCAAATACTACTGCAAATCCATTTAATACAAGTGCTTACCAAAATCAACTTTTGAATGCTTCTAGCCCTCAATTTCAACAGGCTGGGCAAGCTCAACAAGCACAAGGAGTTGGTCAATCCCCAACTTTGCAAACCAGCGTTGGAGGAACAGGTACTCAAGGCTGGGATGCTGCAACTCAAATGATTATGAGTCGTTTGCAACCACAAATAGCTCAACAAAAAGAACAACAAGACGCACAATTAGCTAACCAAGGCATTGTGCCTGGTACACAAGCCTATGACAATGCTATGCGTACATTTAACCAGGGTCAAAATGACTTATTAACTAGCGCACAAATGCAAGGTGCTAACTTACAAAATCAATTATTTAATCAAAATGTAACTGCTGGACAATTTGGTAATACTGCGTTGCAGAATCAAAATTCTATGAATTTAAGCAATACTCAACTTGGAAATCAAGCTGGACAACAAAATTACACTAACCAGTTGGCAGGACTTGGTTTAAATAACCAGTATGCCCAACAAGGTTATGCAAATGCTGTTACAGGTCAACAAGCTAATAATGCTGCATTGCAAAACAATTATTCGCAAAATTTGGCTGCTTACAATAACCCATTACAGCAATTAGGCGCTTTTCAAAGTGGTACTAACCCTAGTTACATTAATGCACCGCAACAAGCTGCGGTTGCAGGCCCTGATTATACAGGTGCTTTAGCTACTCAAACTAACGCTAATATTGCAGCGCAAAATGCTGCATTAGGACAAGCTACTAATCAAACTGCTGGTTTGTATGGTTTAGGCTCTGCTGGTATTTTAGGTTTGGCGGCTAACCCTGGCGCATTATCTAGTATTGGTAATGGTATTTCAGGTGCTTATAACTGGTTAACTAGCTAATATGTTTAAAAGTAAACATTCTGGTTGGACTTGGGAATTAAAGCGTACTCCTTTTGGTGGTGGCGGCGGTGGCTTTATTTCAGCTATTACTGACCCTATTTCTAGCGCTCTTGGTACTGATGGCGGTAACGGTGGCTTACTTGGCGGTCTTGCACAAGTAGATAAAGCAGTCAATCAAATACCTGGCGGTTGGATAACTGTAGCTGGATTAGCTGCTGGTGGCGCTGCGCTTGCTTATGCGCCTGAAGTTATGGCTTTAGCTGCGTCTGAAGGAATAACTCCTGAAGCTGCTGCATTAGCTACTGGAACAGCGCCTATTGATGTTGCTACAGGCGCTACAGTACCTTTAGACACATTAGCTGCTGATGTCGGCACTTCTACAGGAACAGGTCTAACTGGTGGCGCTGGTGGCTCTACAGGTATTCTTAGTGGTGGCACAACTGCTGGTTTAACTGCGCCTACAAGCGCTGCTATTGCTGTAGACCCTGCTATTGTTGCTGGTACTGGCGCTGAATTACCTGCTGCTGGAACTACTGCTACAGGCGCTGCTATGGGTGCAGGAACAAGTGGTGTAGGAAGTTTAAGCCCTGCATTACCTGCTGCTGGCGCTACTGAAACAGGCACAATGTCTGCTGCATTAGCACCAAATACAGTTTTAGGAACAGGTTTAGAAGGTGGTGGCGCTATTGGCGCAAGTTACCAATTAGGTGCTAATGGATTGCCAGCAACTGATATATTAGGCAGCCCAATTCAAGGTAGCTCAGTAGGGTTAAATGGAAGCACAGCAACACCTACAACTTTTTCTTCTTCTGATTTAGCAAAATTATTGCAATCTAGTGCAGCTTCAGGTGCATCTAATGCTTTGCAACAAATAGCAAAATCTAATACCGGAATGGCATTACCAAACTTAGTGCGTGGCAATCAAAACCCATTTACTTATACAGCACAACAACCTATTCAAAACGCACGGCCAATGGATTTAAGTGCGCTGTCTAAATTACTAAAGCAGGGATAATCATGGCAGATATAACAGACCAACAATTTCTATCACAAGACCCTGAAGTCTTGGGTTTACAAAGACAACGCCAGTTAGCTAATTTGCTGACAGGTCAAGCCTTTAATGCGCCACAAGGTCAAATGATTAGTGGGCATTATGTTAAGCCTTCTGCATTGCAACAAGCATTGCCAATGATTAACGCTGCTATTGGCGGTATGACTAATGCTAATTTAGATGAAAAACAAGTAGCTTTAGCTGAAGCATTAAGAGGTAGAAGTACAGAAGAAATGAATAAATATGCACAATTAGCAAAAGTAGACCCTAATGCTGCTGCTGAATTTGCTAGAGGTGCTAAAACCCCTGAATTAAGGGCTATAGGACTTAAATCATTAACTCCTGAAGAATACACATTAAGTGCTGGTCAAACTCGTTTTAAAGGTGGACAAGCAATAAATACTGCTGCACCAGAGCCTAAACTTCATGTAGTAAAAGGTAACTTAGTCAATGAACAAGGAAAAGTTGTATATACAGCGCCTTTAACTGGAGAAGAAAAAGTAAACCCTGCTGAAGCTGGTTTGCGTAGCTCTTTCTTAAATCAAGCACAACCACACATTCAAATTTCACAGGCTTATCGCAAAATTGAAAGCGCACCTGATACTGCTGCTGGCGATATGTCTAAAATATTTGGATTTATGAAAATTCTTGACCCAGGCTCTACAGTCAGAGAAGGTGAATATGCTTCTGCTGAAAATGCAAGAGGTG